TCACAGGTTGCCCCGACCGTCACACTTTCCCCGCTCGAGATGGTGATCGGTGACGCCAAATCCCAGATGTACCCCTGCGTATCCGTTACGGTTCCATTTGTGATGACCGTTTTATAGACGCCAGTGATCGTTACCGGAGCAGTTGAGTACGAAGCAGCCAACCGCGCCAACCCGTTCATCTTCACAATGCTATCAAGGTCTGCACCAACTGCGGTGATTGGCGAACGCGCATTGTAGGCAAGTTGACTTCCAAGATTCGTGTCGTAAATTTTCAGTGCGAATATCGAAAGTTCTTGATACTTCGCTGTATCTGTACCAATATAAACAACTTGCGGGTAAATTGCCTGATAGTTGCTGATGAGGTCAGAGAGGGTATCAGCGTAGCTTGGAATGACTAGTCCGGCAGTCGGAGATATGTACGGTGCCGTATAGCTCATGAATTCACCTGGGCGCTCGAACCGGGCACATTCGTTATCACAATATTACCAAACGCGGAACTGACAACTGCGCTGAACGTGCTGGCCATCGTTGCGCTGTTGAATTCAAAGCTAAAATCCACGATTTGCAGCACATACGGGCATGAAAGAATAGTCTGCTGGATGATGAGCATGACGCCAGCCTGATCGGTCGGAGAACCTGATGCGCCGATAAGCGATTGAAAGAGCGGGAAGCCGATTGTCAGATTCTGAAACCATTCTCCTAATAGGAGTCTCAGTGTTGTATAGATGATCTGCGCAACCGCATCGAGATCAGCGATAAACACCGGCCCATTCGGTCCCTCGATTGGATCGTTGTTGGCATCATTCTGCTGGACGAGAATTGTAGGCGTTGTACTCATTCTACTGGGCCTCTAATATCGATGTTACGGCATCGCTCGGTGGAAGTGGACCAGCGTACCCTTTTGATTGTAGAAATGGAAGAATGCTCGCATTCCAATAGTCAAGGAAATTCTTGCTCATCAGTGGAAGTGCCGTTCCCCCACTCGCTAAAACCTTAGTTGCCGGGGCTGTGACCGTCACTCCCGCCTCTGCTACGTCCACGATGACCGTTCCATCATCAGAACGCATCTGTGCGCTTGTGGTGGAATAGTTGGTCAGCACGCGGGTTTGGTTGCGTAGTCCGAAATGCGCTTTAGCATCTCCAATATCGTGCCGATAGAGTTTCCCATCCGGCTGCTTCTGCACGCCGCCCGACTGCCACCACATATCGAAAGCCATGTCAGAGAACACGAGGTCGCACTCGTCTCCTGGTTTGATCGGAAACGTGAGCGAAAAACCACCGCCCATCGGAAGCACAATCGGCACATCGTCAAGGATTGGAAGCGTCACCTGCGTTGGGACAGCCTTCACGCGAATCTGCTCTTTGATGAGAGGCTGTACAGAAACTACTTGTCTAACGGCGTCAAAGGAAATTACCTCCGCAGGAATCGACACGCGCAAGTCGCACTCGAACTGGTGGAGAGCCTGAGTGATCGGCGCGGATTCAACCGAAAGCCGGTGCTGGATTGGAACGAGGCCAACGTTAGTTGTTCCCATAAGGCGCTCTCCTGTCCAGTGATGGTCCGTTTGGATTCGTGGCATCGTAGATGTAGGCTGCGCGTCCGCCAACACTCGTAAAGGCCGTAATCTCAGTCTCCCACTGATTGCCCCGACTGTCGCCGCGATATTGCAATCCATTGACCAGATAGTTACCGTTAGGGTCAAGAATCGGACGATACCCTGGCGGAGTGAATTGAAGTTGCCGAATGATTGAACTGGAGATGTTGATCTGCATGGGCGGAACGCTAACGCGCAGTCGCGGGTCAAGCGTCACCACTAGATTCACACCGTCCTGCGTTTGCTGTGGCACCCCAAGAATGTCCGTTGTTGGCGTGTAGGTTATCGTGGTCACCGCGCCAGGATCAGCCATCGTGCTGATAGCAATTCCATTCGATCCGTACCACGATTGCAGATTGTTTGCCGCCGCCACATCGTCAATGAATTTGTGAGGATCGCCGAAGAACGGACGGGCGCGGGGAAGTTGCGTTTGCGGAAGCGCCTGCAATGCGTCCTGTGATCCGGGGTCGATGGGAATAGGCACCTGGGCACCCGCGCACATCTTCGCCACCAGCGCCGATTGCGTCATGTTGGCATTGCCCCGAAACTGCGCAAAGTTCCCAATAGTTTCTTCAAGGCCGGTGTAGCACATCAGCGTAACCTTGGAATCGATCACTCCAGGCCGCTCATACATGGTCTGGTAGATAGTGCCAGCGAAGATCACGCCAAACGGGCCAGCCTGGTAACCGGCACTAAGTTCAACCGTGGAACCTTGTCCGTAGATGAACTTTTGTGCCTGATCCGCGCTCAAATTATAGAGTTCAATCTTGGCAGTCCAGAACGTTGCATGAGAGGAATAGCCGAGGATGTTTACCTCAAATGCTATCTTCATCGTCTCGGGAGTCCACGCCATCTCAGAGAGCGTATACGTCTGCGAACCCCCGGTAGCATCAGGCGGCGTGGTTACGACCAACTTCCATGCCTGACCAAAGTTGGCGATCTGCGAGACGTTCTGGAATTGGGTACTCATGCTGTATCGTCCACGAGCAGAAGGAAGTTTGAACCAAGTTCGCTGGCATTCGGATAATCGTCAGGAACCTGCCCCAAGTTGATAACGTACCAGCTTCCAATACCCAGATACCCCTGCTGACAAAGAAGATTCGCGGCGGGCCAGCTCCCGGTGATAAGTGGAATACTCGACAAGAGCAGCACTCCAGAAGCGTTATAAATGCTCATCAGCCAACACTGAGCCATCTCACTGAAAGTGATGAACAGCGTCATACGCACGACAGCCCCATCGATATTCAGAGCCACGTTGAGCGTCTGATTCGGTGCGGTCGTGAGTGGAATTATCTGCGCCATGAATCCTCTTTTAGTGACACGATGGACACTTCCCGCTATTTCGTAAAAAGCTAATGGTCTGATTGAAACTGTTATCTGACCAGTTCCCTGAACCGATCATGGTACCCGTCTGCTGCTGAATCGTGGCGGTACTTGTATGTCCGGCGTCGGAATTCTGCGCTGTTACTCCAGTCGGAACTGTGCTTGTACCCGTCTGGCCGATGGCAGTGGAGTCAGTTGTTTGCGGGCGGGCGCTGGTAACCGAGGTCGCCACGCTGAAAAGGTTGATCTGCTGAAACTCTACCGTCGCTCGAAGTCCATACCGAGTGCGCACCGTATCGTCAGGCAGCACGTTGAGGATGAACATATTCTGGTAGGTCTTCAGCCGAGTCGTCACCTGAAGTGGAACCCGCGCATCCCGCAGAGCGCAAAGCGTATTGAAGCAAGCAATCGACTTGGACGAATTCCCCACCCATTGCCCTGATGCGTATGCCGGTAGAACGTCGGTCATCAGAATATCGAGCGAAAGATGCGCCGGGTCCAAAACGATGTGATCCGTGAAGTTGGCATTATCCTGAATCGGGTGCATCGTGGGTCGCGCCTGCTGCGAGTGTGAGGCTCGCATTACCGCATCGAATACCAGCATCTGCGGAGCGGCAGTTGCTGATTTTTCTGAGACGGTGATGCTCATGGAAAACGTTGGGTTGCTATCCGTTCCCCCGTTACGTACTGGCTGAGTTGCCACAGTGCTTGCATTTGCGCTTGCAATCGCCCCCGCATAGGACGCAGGAACCGTAATCATAGTGAGGGCAGGCTGTGACCACTGAGGCGGCCTGAACTGCACGTCAAGGCCCGATAGAGCGCCCGCAATAGAACTGTTTCGTCGCGATTGCGCCGCCGCTCCTGCTGCCGACTGTGCATAGACAACAATGCGCCCAGCGCCCGATATGACCGCTGCACTCGCCGAAGGTAGGGTGATTCCGCCCATGCTATTGGTAAGCCCCGCTATGTGCTAGAATGAGCCGCCGTGTGTGTGCAGTCAATCCATCGTCTACTCCCTGCTTTACCGCCTGGGCCGTCTGGTTTGGTGTCATGGCAGAGGATGGAACGTTTACGATGATCGAACCGACCTGGATACCTGCCGCCGATTCTACCTTGCGGATATAGTCTTGCCCTTGTGGCGA